CTTTGCCAGTTTTGGGTACTCTTCGGCAGAAAAAGGTGCACCGTTGCATTTCAGCCAGCCTGTTGGTGGTGTGGCTGAAGGCCACGGAACAGGCACACCAACGGGTAACGCTGAGCCTTCTCCCAAACCAAGGTATGTGAGAAGACCAGCTACATCCTTTCCACTCAAATTGGTAAGCGTATTGTCCAGCGGTTGTTTACCTGCCAGCGCATTAAGCATTGTCGTGGCAAAGTTCGGATCATTCCCCAGTGCCGCCGCCAGTTCGTTCAGTGTATCCAGTGCAGCAGGTGCAGAACCCACCATTCCTGCAATCGCCGATTTCACAAAAGCCGTAGTGGCAATCTGTGTATTGTTGACCGACTGCGCCGCCGTGGGGGCTGTTGGCGTTCCGGTGAGTGCCGGACTCGACAACGGTGCTTTTAGTGCCAGCGCATTGTTAATGGTGGTACTGAAATTCGGATCATTGTTAATGGCTGCGGCTATTTCTTTCAGCGTGTCCAGCGTGGCTGGCGCACCATTAATAAGGGCCGTCAGTGCCGCCTGTACAAACGCAGTGGTCGCAACCTGCGTGGTATTATTCCCCGCCGCTGGCGTTGGCGCTTTGGGGGTTCCGGTAAATGTCGGGCTGGCTTTTGGCGCGTACTGTGAATGCGGGTCCGGTGCGGCAAGATGTTTTGCCATCTGATCATCCGCGTACACCTTCAGCTCCAGTGCCTTGTCATCCACATACTTGCGGGTTGCCAGCACTACAGCAGGGTCGATTTTCAGGGTGATATTGTCCGTGCTGCTGGTAATCAGCACCATGCGCACGGTCTGAGTGCGCCCGCTACCTTCAGCCAGTTGCGGCTTATAGCTTTCCGGGCAGTTGCCCACGGCAATCAATGCCCCTGACTCATCAAACAGGCCCACTTCACGTATCCACCAACCGCCCTCGTTTTCAGGGATCACCTGTTCGGCAATAATCTGGCTGCTGTTCTGCGGGTCGATATAAAGCATATTCAGCGCAGCCCGGCGTTTCTCATTTACCAGTGCCGTCTGCTTTGCGTCCGGCGTTGGCAATACTCCACCGCCATCGCCCACCGCCATATGGGTAATTTTTAGCGGCACACCGAGCGCGGCGGCGCTGGCAAGTTTCGCCGCGCCAATATCCGTCAGCAGGGTATAAAATTTTGTGCTCATGGATTCACTCTCATTGTGTCAATAACATGGACCGCCCCGCCTTCATGCGCGGTGCCACCGGAAATAATCGTTTCGTTGATATACGGATAGATCGTGATTTCTTCGCCAAGATAGCTGGCGGCTCCCACCCAATGCGGGCCGCTGGTCTGCAGATTGATGGACATGCCGATCATGTGGCGGCTACATGGTTTGGCATCGCTTATCAGTCGCTCAAGTTCCAGATAGGTATCTTCAGTGATGCCCTGGTCCTGCACGCCGATATCCAGGCGAAACGTGCCCGGTGTTTCTCCGGTCTGCCACCACTCAATAATGCGGATCAGGAATCCGAACGGCTCCACCACCCGCCGCACGGCACTGGTGGTCCCTTTATGCTGATGAATATAAAAAGCATCCTTCACCACCTGGCGCTTGACGCTTTCTGTCCAGCCCTCGTCCCAGCGATCCACAGAGAACGCCCAGGCGAGATAAGGCAGGAAACTGACCGGACAGGTTGCCGGATTCCACAAATCACGAAGCGGCACCTGCAGATCAGAAATCCCGCTGCAGGTTTGCGCCAGTCGGCGCTCCAGTGGTGTTGAACCCGGTGGCAGCAGACTATTCATCCGTTCCTCCGTTGGTTACGCTCCACTGCGTACATGATGCCGCCTGTGTTTTGTTCAGGACCACATCCGCCAGAGGAGAAGCCAGCTCCACACGCTGCACCCCCTCAACATGCAGTGCGGCAAAGATGGCGCTACGGCGAATATCCCGACCAAGACGCGTCTGACTGGCGATGTACTTCTGCAGGCTGGCTTTTGCCGCTGCCATTACCGGCTCTGCTTCCGGTCCAGGATAGAGAAAAATGGTGGCTTCCACGCGATACGGGATGATTTCTGCGCTGCGAACCGTAAGACGGTCAGCCACCGGGCGGACGTTCTCACTGTTCAGAGCTTTTTCCACCACGTCCAGCAGGTCTTTTTCTGCAGTTCCATCGCCTTCGCGGCTAAGGACAGTCAGCACCACCTCTGCAGGTGCCGGGCTGGTTGCACTGGCATCCGCCACCCGACCGTCGGCGCTTCGGGCATGAAATTCATAAGCTGCAGTTGGCCCCGCAACAGAAAGCCCTTCAAAGGCTGCAGGCACACGCAGGCGCAACGCTTCATCGCTTTCCATCACAGCTGCAACGGGCGGCACAGCATCATTATCAGCAGGCGTCACCGTCAGGCGTGTCACGTTGTAGTTGGCAGCGAGCTGGTCAAGATCGCCGCCCATCGCGTAAGCCACCATCACCGCCTGCGCGGCTTCGTTAATGCGCTGGCGCAGAAGCAACTCACGGTAAGCGTTCTCCTGCAACAATTTAGTGACGGGTTCAGATTCCAGTTCCAGCGTGCGGATCACTGCTTCCTGCTCATCTTTCGGATGGCCCCCGTGGCAACCAGCGAACCGTTATCCACAAACAGATGCAGTTTGTCCGGGTTATTGCGAACATAAGGCACCGCTTTATTGAGGGCGTGGCGCAGGGATTGTGGTTTGTTCACTGTTTCGCTCCTGACACGCAATAATCATGTCCACTTTGTCTGCACAGACCGCCCAGGCGGCCTCCGTTTCATCCAGCAACGCATTCAGATCACCGTTAGTGCGCGGTGCTGCCTGCTCCAGCCGACACGGCGTCACTCGCGGACAACCACTGACGGTAAGCTGCACCTCCGGTGAGCGTCGGACGTTCCCGCAGCCGGATAATGTCAGCAGGCAAAGGAGTATCAGCCCAGCGGCGTAAATCCTCGTTCTCACGTTTCAGTTTCTCAATCCGGCGTTGTCGTTGTCTCAGCAGTGCGCTGGTCTGTTCTGCTTCGGCATAGAGCCGCGCCTGCTCCCGGTTATTGGTTTCAGTCAGAATGGACAGGCTGATAAGCTGGCTGTTGCTCTTTGCCAGTGCCTGGCTTTTGCTCTGCAGCTCGTCTGCCTGCGTGCTAATGGTCTGGCTGGCATCAGCCAGCCGCCACGTCTGCCAGCCCAGAGCCGCCAGTAATAACGCCAGCACAACCAGCAGCAACCGGTTCATGCTGCTACCTGTTGCGCCATCTGATTACGGGTGATCCAGAAGGCAATAACGGTCAGTAGATAAAAGACCAGGGTAATAGCCCACCCCGTCCATGCGAGACTTACAACAATCAGCAATCGCATCACCCAACTGATAAATACGTTTTCTTTTCGGGTAATTGTCTTCAGCAAAGATGCCCTTAACTCCTGCCAGAGCGGGCCATTCTGAATTAACGCAGCCAGTGCTACCGGAATTACCGCCCATGTCAGCAAACAGGCTACCCAAACGCCGGACGCTGCCAGTACCGGAAAGATCCCCTGCGGATACACCATTGCTGCGATTAACAGCGCCATCCATAACATCAGAAACAGTCCGCTGATTAATTTCTTTTTCATTTCAGTTTGCTCCCTGTAAACACCAGGCCATCTCCCGCGCACGGCGGTTATCCAGCCCCTGATTAAACACACCTTTTACATAAACCCAGCGCGGCAACTGTCGGCACGCATCCGCCCAGCGCCGCTGATTGAGCAATTTCACCAGCGTGGAGCTGCAGGCATTGCCTGTCCCCACGTTGAAGGCAAACGACACCACCGAGTCATACACCTTTTGTGGCGGCTGTTGCTTCACACATCTTTCCAGCGCCCGCTCCACACGCAGCACGTTGGAGATAAGCCCTTCTGCTGCCTGTCGTTCCGTAATGGTTTTGCCGGGAATGACGCCCGACGTATTACCAATGCCGTCAGTCCATACACCCGCGCTGCACTGATACGGCTGCAGACGACAGCCTTCGTAATCGGCAATCAGTTTCAGTCCCTCCACGGAGGTGTGAAGCTGCTGAAAACCCGGCAGCGTGGCAGCAATAGCCAGCACGGTCCCGACAAGGCAGCGTTTAACGATTGATGGATTCATAGTCCTCCCGCGAGATCTGCCCGTCGCGCAGAAGCTGGTAGGCTTTGTGTTTGTAGTACCAGTTGATAGCCAGCATCAGCACACCAATCATCAGGCCGCCCAGCGTTGAGGCATCCTTGATGGACAAATCGCCCAGCCAGGCCAGCACAACGGCGATGCAGTACGTGATAAAGGCGCTGATTCGCTCAAGCGTCATAATTCAGTCCCATAGCTGGACGGTCTGCACGGTGGTGGTTGTCGGAATGTCCGGCAGCTCCACCTGCAGCCCGTGAGGTAAAAAGGGGCCATATTCGGCAAGCCCCGGATTTGCCTTCAGTACCTGCTCCGTGACACCCTGCGTGCGCCCGTAATGACGCCAGCAAAGCGCGTCCACCGTGTCATACTGATGCGCACGCACTTTCATCAGATAAGCTCCACTGTGCAGTGCGGCGCGTCCTGTACCCGGCTGATGGCCCAGCGGGCGTCACGCCATAAATCACCGCTGGCTTCCGCCAGTTCCTCGCCCCGCTTCACACCGGATGCCGTGGCGTCATAGTCCTGGTAACGTTCGTTGAGCATGGCGCGTGCCCAGCAGTAAACCGCGTTGAAATAGTGCTGAATGCGCTCACTTTTGCCGTCCAGCTGTTCCGCCGGAACCTCTGCCAGCGAGGCATACCCCAGCATCTGCTGGCGTCTGCGAAACTCATACAGCTCTGCGTTGACCTCCGAAATTGCCGACAGCGCAACCTGCTTTAAACGCGGCTGCGTCACCGTGCCGTCAGTGCGCATGACACTGCGAAACTCCGACAGGTCCACATCAGGCCAGAACGGCGTATTTCTGATGATTTCCGCCTGTTCCGGTGCCTGTTCTGGCGCAACAAACTTCATGCTGCTTTCTCCTGAAATAGAGGGCGGTGGACGGGGTTTTGATGTGGCAGTGCCTTTCGCCACCCCGTGCCGCCCGTGCGCGGGGGCACGTTCTGTCAGCGGCTGTCATTGCGCAGTCTGCGCTCCAGCTGCTGTTTGTCTTTTTTCACGCCACAGCGGGGATCGAGCTGTAACGCATGGTTGAGATGATTAAGGGCAGACGCCGGATTGCTTTCACTCAGGACCGCGCCAATCGCTTTATGCAGACGCGCCCGTGACTGGTCCGGCATATCCAGACCGTCTGTCAGCTCCAGCGTCTGCAGCAACAGATCGGCATCAAAGCCGGTGGTGGCAAGCATTGCGCTCTGCGCGGCGTCTGCCATTTCCTCTGCCAGCACGGTCTGCACGTTGCGGTTACCCAGCGGCATCACCCAGCCATGACGCAGGGCATGACGCCCGATCTCCAGCGCTCCGGCATAATCTCCGGCATCAATGCGCCACAGCATCACGTACATCAGCACGTCATCCTGTTGAGCGCCTCCGGCAGCCAGGACACCCTCTGCCCAGGCGGCGTACTTCGGCAGCAGCTCCACCTTGATTTCCGCTTTTTTGACCGTGGACTGAACGCCCTTGAGACGGCGGCGGTCTTCCGCCAGTTGCAGCAGCATCAGGTCATAGCCCGATGCGTGGCGAACACTGCCGCCCTCGCGGGCGGCCTGTTCAGCCTGAACGCGCAGGCGATGCTGCCGTGCGGGACTCAGGCTCATGGATTACGCTCCGGTTTCGGCTGCGGCGGCGCTGAAATCACCAATCTGGATGTTTTCCACCAGTGCGGCGCAGCGGTAGTCCTCAACCACATAGGCTTCATTAACGGATTCAAAGTTTTCAATCCGGTCACGTTTCGGGTTGTCGATAACCGAACGACGGCGGGTGTCTTCCTGCCAGTAGATGGACAGGTTATCCAGACGGGTGATCAGCAGCGCATTCGGCGGGAAGAACGGCGCACGCACGGCCTGCAGGCCACCCATGCGTTTCTGACTGATGATCATATCGGCAGCCAGTTTTTCACTGTTTTCCTGCTCTTTGTTGACCAGCGGGAAATACTTGTCAGACAGCAGTTCACGACCGCAAATCACAACCAGATCGTCATCGTCCTGATAGACCACGTCGATAAGCTCGTTAACGGCATCCATCACCACGGCGTCCAGGTTGGCATATTCGCCACCTTTCCCGACTTTCACCGCACCCGGTGTGGTTTCACCGCCCGTGGTGGTGCTGCCCATGACGTGATCCGGTGCATCCTCACGGATTTTCTGCAGCCAGCCTTTATTCACATCCTGCAGTAGCGGGTTTTCGCTACGGTTGGAGGTTTTCGCACGCTTCACGCCGTTAAAGCCGATCATGATGCGGTCCAGTGCCTGACGTTTCACGATGGCGTTACGGATACGCACCTGGAAATCCTGAAACTTCGCCCACAGGTCCAGCTTCGCGTAGGTCAGCACGGTGTCAAAGTTGGTCTGTTCGCATTTGTATTCCACATCGACCATCAGCGTCGGATCGACAGGTTCACGCTCTTTCGCGGTGGTGTCAGTGGTTCCGGCAATGGTGCTGCCAACACCCATCCCCAGCAGCTGACCGGACTGCTCAGTCACTGGCGTGACGTTAATCAGCGTCAGGAAAGCGGCGGACTGCTGGATCTGGTCTTCCAGCGTCTGCTGCACAGACGGCTCTACAGTGAACTTGCTGGACAGTTCTTCAACTGCCACACCGTTCAGACGCGCCAGCTGCTGCAGGTAAGCGTTAAAAGCAAAGCGGGTATTCTTCTTCATCGGGTTTTGTGCTCCATCAGCAATTGGTCAGAGTGTCAGCGGGGGCGTTACCGCCTGTTGCACGCTGGCGGTAGTCCTGGCGGCTGTCTTCATGACTCAGCTTGTCCACCAGTTCGTTAAAGGCGGTTTGCTGTGCCTGCAGGGCAGTCTCCAGCTCAGACAGGCGTTCTTCCTGCTCAGACAGGGATTTTTCGGTGCGTGCGCTCAGGTTCTGCTGCTCAGTGGCGACCAGCTCCACGGCCTTATGCACATCAGAGAACCGGGCGTCATCGGACTGCTCTTTTTTGGTAAACAGCGCCGTGACGCGGGCAAACAGGGACGGTTTGTCGTCCTGGATTTCTTCCAGTTCGATCACCGTTTCCTCTGCAGCGGTAAAGAGATTGGCAGGATTCTGCTTGCGGTTTGCCAGCGGGTTATGGGCTGCACTGGCGCTGAATGTCAGCATTTCCGTACCCAGACTGGCGGGATCATCAGTGGCAGCCAGGCCGACCAGGTAGGCTTTGCCCGTATCAGCAAACTTCGGGCTGACTTCCATAGAGGTGAATAATTTCTGTCCTTTTTTCACCAGTTCCACCAGGGACTCCGTTGGCTCAACGTCGGCATACAGCGCCATCTTGCCTGCCAGCGGGCCTTCCGTGATTTCTTCAGCAAACAGCGCCGTCACCTTGCCGTAGCGGTTAAAGGTGCTGTCCGGCAGATAAGACTTGATGTGCTCAAGGTTAATCAGCGCGGTATACACCGCCGGGTTGTAGCTGGCTGCCATCTGTTCCAGCCATTCACGCTGGATTTCGCGTCCGTCGGTGGTGGCACCTTCCACCCCGATGCGAAAACGCTTTGCTTTCACTGTCATGAGCCGTGCTCCGTTAGAAAAAACTTACTGGAGCCTTATGGTTGCGGTGATGGGGGCAGTGAAACAATGCGCGGTATTTGTACCGACAACCACACAAACCGCAGGCGGGGAAAGCCTTCATTCAAGGCTGTAGGTTTGTGCCATGAACACCACACTGACACCCGCAGATCTCGATCCCCGTCGGCAGGCCATGCTGCTGTACTTTCAGGGATACCGCGTAGCCCGCATTGCTGAAATGCTGGGCGAGAAAGTTGCAACCGTTCACAGCTGGAAAAAACGCGACAAGTGGGGTGATTATGGGCCGCTGGATCAGATGCAGCTCACCACCGCCGCACGCTACTGCCAGCTCATCATGAAGGAGCACAAAGAAGGGAAAGATTTCAAAGAGATTGACCTGCTGGCGCGCCAGTCGGAACGCCACGCGCGGATCGGCAAGTTTAACAATGGCGGCAACGAAGCCGACTTAAACCCTAACGTCGCCAACCGCAACAAAAGCCCGCGCCGTCAGCCGGAAAAGAACGTTTTCACCGATGAACAGATTGAGAAGCTGGAAGAAATTTTCCATTCCTCCATGTTCAACTACCAGCGCCACTGGTGGGAAGCCGGAAAAACCAACCGCATCCGCAACCTGCTGAAGTCACGCCAGATCGGCGCGACCTTTTACTTTGCCCGTGAAGCCCTGATTGACGCCCTGCTTACCGGACGTAACCAGATTTTCCTTTCCGCCAGTAAGGCACAGGCCCACGTCTTTAAACAGTACATCATCGACTTCGCCAAAGAAGTGGAGGTGGAGCTGAAAGGCGATCCGATGGTGCTTCCCAACGGGGCCACGCTTTACTTCCTCGGCACCAATGCCCGCACTGCCCAGAGTTATCACGGCAACCTGTATCTGGATGAATATTTCTGGATACCAAAATTCCAGGAGCTGCGCAAAGTGGCTTCCGGTATGGCTATTCACAAAAAATGGCGACAAACCTATTTTTCCACGCCATCCAGCCTGACACACAGTGCTTATCCGTTCTGGTCCGGTGCGCTGTTCAACCGTGGGCGCAACAAAGCCGATAAGGTGGACATCGACCTGTCCCACAGCAATCTGGCCCCCGGCCTGCTGTGCGCAGACGGGCAATACCGCCAGATAGTCACCGTGGAAGATGCGGTGCGCGGCGGCTGTAACCTGTTCGACCTTGACCAGTTGCGCATGGAGTACAGCCCGGACGAATACCAGAACCTGCTGATGTGCGAGTTCGTGGACGATCTCGCGTCCGTGTTCCCGCTCAGCGAGCTGCAGGCGTGCATGGTGGACAGCTGGGAAGTCTGGACCGACTTTCATGCACTGGCTCTGCGCCCCTTTGGCTGGCGCGAAGTGTGGATCGGTTATGACCCGGCAAAAGGTACGCAAAACGGCGACAGCGCCGGATGCGTAGTGGTGGCACCGCCAGCCGTGCCGGGCGGTAAGTTCCGCATTCTTGAGCGTCACCAGTGGCGCGGGATGGACTTCCGCGCCCAGGCTGACGCCATCAAAAAACTGACCGAACAGTACAACGTGACATACATCGGCATCGACTCAACTGGCGTCGGCCACGGGGTTTACGAGAACGTGAAAGCATTCTTTCCTGCCGTCCGGGAGTTTGTCTACAACCCCAACGTTAAAAACGCCCTGGTACTCAAGGCCTACGACATTATCAGTCACCGCCGCCTAGAATTTGACGCCGGACACACCGACATTGCGCAGTCATTCATGGCAATCCGTCGCGCCACCACCGCCAGCGGCAACCGCCCGACCTATGAAGCCAGCCGCAGCGAAGAAGCCAGCCATGCCGATCTGGCCTGGGCAACAATGCACGCACTCTTTAACGAACCGCTGCAGGGCGAGTCCGCCAATACCAGCAATATTGTGGAGATTTTTTGATGGGAAAGAGTAAGAAGAACCGCGCTGCGGCGACGAAACAGAGCCAGCTTAAAAGCCAGACTACAGCCGAAGCATTCAGCTTCGGTGATCCCATTCCAGTACTTGACCGCCGCGAACTGCTGGACTATGTGGAATGCGTACAGACAGATCGCTGGTATGAGCCTCCTGTCAGCTTTGACGGACTGGCGCGCACCTTCCGCGCTGCTGTGCATCACAGTTCCCCGATTGCAGTAAAGTGCAACATTCTGACCAGTACCTACATCCCTCACCCGCTGCTCAGCCAGCAGGCTTTTTCACGTTTTGTGCAGGACTATCTGGTATTTGGTAACGCCTACCTGGAGAAACGCACGAACCGCTTCGGTGAAGTTATCGCCCTTGAACCGGCCCTGGCAAAATACACCCGACGCGGGTTAGACCTGGATACCTACTGGTTTGTGCAATACGGTATGACAACACAGCCGTATCAGTTCACGAAAGGCAGCATCTTTCATCTGATGGAACCGGACATTAACCAGGAGATCTACGGCCTGCCCGGCTATCTTTCTGCCATTCCGTCAGCCCTGCTCAATGAGTCCGCCACGCTGTTCCGCCGTAAGTATTACATCAACGGCAGCCATGCAGGCTTCATCATGTACATGACCGACGCCGCGCAGAATCAGGAGGATGTGAACAATCTCCGCAACGCGATGAAAAGCGCCAAAGGTCCAGGCAACTTCCGCAACCTGTTTATGTACTCGCCTAACGGCAAAAAGGACGGCCTTCAGATCATCCCTTTGTCAGAAGTTGCGGCGAAGGATGAGTTTCTGAATATCAAAAATGTCAGCCGCGATGACATGATGGCAGCACATCGCGTTCCGCCACAGATGATGGGGATTATGCCAAATAATGTTGGGGGTTTTGGGGATGTGGAGAAGGCTAGTCTTGTATTTGTTCGCAATGAATTGATGCCACTACAGAAGCGACTACATGAACTAAACGAATGGGTGGGTGCAGAAGTAATACGTTTTGATGACTATGTTTTAGGTGTTCAGGAATAAAAGAAAAGGCGCTAATCTCAGCGCCTTTTATCTAACTAACCATATATTAACAAACGGCGTATAAACCATCAAATCCAACGGAATGAACCTTTTTTGATGCTACTTCATTACTACGGCGTTGGATCACTTTTGCAATACTTTTTAAAATTGAAGGGGGTGCATTGCGAACCTTAACTTGACTCAAAACTTTGGTTACACCGAATTTCACTACCAAAACACCAAAGATTTCATCAGAGTATGATTCTGAAATTGAATAAACACCGCTCAGATCTAAATCTACGGTATACCCTTCTTTAATGAACCCTTCAATCTTGTGTCGTTGGGGGATAGCCTGATTGCGCGAAGCCAGGTCACCCTCGGGTAACTTGTATGCGATTTTGTTCATTACTCTCCTCCTAACGCCCGCATTATTTCCATAAGCTGAGGGTCATTTTCTTCGCTATCTTTATCGACTGCCAGTTCATGAATCTTAAAACGGCAAGAAATTGCTACACCCGGCCATTCAGTACGTAATTCAGTATAGCTCACTTCATCACCTATTGCTTCTAAGCATACATTTCCTGAAGCCAGTTGCAATTCCCCATTATATGTTTTTATCAATTTCATCAAGTGATACAACCCAAGCCCTTGATGATTATTATCTTTTTCTTTGACCGAAACCCCGTGGCCAAACACACTACCCCCAATAAAGTCCTGGGGAAGCTGCTGTGCCCAATCATCCTGCAAATCAGCATGCTTAGATGAATGTCCCTCTTGAATACACCATGCGATCGCATCCTGGTGAGTCTCAATTCCGGGTATACCAGCTCGCCGCAATTCTCGGAGAAATCCTAACCCACAGTCCGCCAAAGAAAATTCTAAATAGTGCTCTTTTTTTTGAGTGTGGGGTACAGCCGAACGTTGTGCAAAAGAAAAACCCGTTGATTTTCCATGCGACCAAACGTTATCGTGAAGCTCACCTATAACATGGGTTAGATCTGTAAGTCCCTTGGGACAATCTCTCGGATCACGATCAGGGAATGTTAACTGCCTTACACAACTGTTAATACTACCAGTGGCAACGTCAACAGCTTCAACATTGGTTAATGCTGTAACCAAACTGTAATTTCTTCCAACATTTACACGTTCCTGTTGATACTGATCCTCTCCCCATAAAGCACCATGTAAATTGATAGCTCGCATATAGCCAGGGCATGACAAAACACAGTTATCTTCGGTAATTTTGTGATGATTCACGTAAGCTGCTAAGACAGTGATAAAACCAGGATGCCAATGATTGTTTGGCAATTGCAATTCATTAGTTTCCTTTTGATGAAACGCAGCGGTATGCACAATAGCGTCTTTTAATCCTAACCCCATGAACCGAACCTTTTTTATGCATTTTTCTTATCATATAACTTAGGACTGATCAGCGCAAAGCTCCCGACACTATTGAATCATACTAAATTAAGGCCTATACCACACAGCACAGCGCGCGCTCGTATCCCCGCCACGCCTGCCCGCTTTATGTAGTAGTTTTCATGCACCTGCATGACATGAGCAAAAGCTCGCCAGTTCTGGCATGTCTTAGCCAAACCGATCCTCAAACGATCATGCGAACTCATGCAGCATAGACATGCATGACATGAAAATCGGTCAAACCTTGAAACCAGTCATAAATATGAGCCAGCTTAATACACACTAAATAGCTGCGTCTAATACTGCTACACCTGCCGTTTACTGACATGTGGCATGTCGCGTAAGGACAACATACTGTAGGCCAGATACAGCAGGATCAGGCGAAGAAAACGGCCCCACGCCTTACCCAGCAAGGGCCAAGGGCTAACCGAAAGTGGAGCATTATTCCGCGCAGTTATTTAGTGTCAGCTCTTTTGAGCTAAAATCAAGTTTCAACATGAGGGTCTGTGCAGGCTTTCTCATCCCGCTAATTTATACAGCACACCTATATGGCTATGAGTTTGTCATGCCCGCTAATCCTGTTAGGATTAGCCTTGTTTTTTTACGATTGGGATAGGGATATGAAGAAATTAACTGGCGTAATTGCTTTTGCTCTGCTGCTTACTGCTTGTGACAAACCGAAGATCGATGCATCAAGCGATCAGTCGATGAAAGAGTCCATTCAAAAAGTAAGAGAGTCCTTACCTGCAGATAAAAAAGCTCAGTTTGATGATGCAGTTAAAGTCGTTGCCTTTAGCCAAATCAACATGAGAGAGCTAATGCAGGCTGGAACGTCTTCTGGGGACGTCTACGAAACAAAAATTAAGTCAGCGCTGGAAGGTAAAACTGGTGATGAGGTTATAAATTACGCACAAACTATTCGCCTTGAGCGTGAGAAGAGAGAGAAAGAACAGGCTCTGCAAGAAATAAAAGAACTGGAAGCCAAACAAACCTCTGCAACACAGGCTGCGGAAAAAATGAAAGCCTTCAAGGTCGAACGTTCCCGTTTTTATTTCCAGAAAGAGGATTACGGCAATGATCAGCCAATTCTGGATATTAGCGTTGAAAACGGAACAGACAAAGCGGTTGCCAGAGTATTCTTCAAAGGAGTTATTGCCAGCCCAGGAAGAAGCGTCCCTTGGTTCTCTGACGTCTTCAACTATAAAATTTCTGGAGGTCTGGAACCAGGTGAGAAAGCCAACTGGAAATTAGCCCCTAATAGATACTCTGATTGGGGAAAACTTAAAGTTCCGGCTGATGCTATATTTACCGTCACAGTCATTGGCCTTGAAGACGCAGATGGGAAATCGATCTATGGTGACGCCGAGTTTTCAGAACGCGATGCTGACAGACTGAATCAACTTAGAGATAAGTACCTTTCTAAATAATCAAAATTAAAGCTACTTCAGCATAGTCCCTGAGAATATATATCAGGGACTACCAAATCACGGCAGATACCCCTTAGTTAAATAATGCTAAACGCTTAGAAAGAGACCATGAAACGTATAACTTTCTCCTTTACGTTAGTAGCAATCATCATAGCCTTAGCTGGATGTGCTTTGCCAGATAAAGACGGCGACTTCGGAGCTTATGTTCATGCCTGTCAGCAATATGCATACGGAAAATCCTATGCCTTTGAGAATAGAGACTTCGCGTATAAGGTCTGTAAGGACGCGGCGAAACTGTGGAGTGAAGAAGTTCCTGGCTATATCATCAGGCAAATTCAACTACATCCTGAAATACCCAGCGAAGAAATTAAATATGCAGCCATGGCCGGCTCTTTGGGTAACAACTAAATCAACTTATGAGAAAGGGGCTTAATGCCCCTTTTCGGTTCCCTTATCAAGTCCTAACGAAACAAGCTCAACTGATTACATCCATCGACCTACTGTATTCATGGCTTCGAATTTTCGCCATCAACTCATCAGTCAATTCAGAAACCCACTGCAGAGCTAGCCCCTTCTCTTCATCACTACACTCACTAGCCGCTACAAGCTTAAGAAAAAAATCAATGCGCTGGAGCTTCAAAGACTCCAAAAAATAGTCCTGCATCTTTCCTCCTATAACACCATACGCAATACTGTACATATAACCACTGTTTATATTTACAGTATATAATAATCTTACTGATGTAAAACGTTTTTTTACGTTCATCAGCCTGATATGCCTGGTATTATTAAGAGCACGAATTGTTAACCCGCGTGATTAATACAGGTTCCGCCACTTATCATCTTCCTGCAAACGCTGGTTCCGATAGAAGATACGCAGGCCTGCTCCTGACGGAATACTGCCACCGCAAAGGAGCAAATCGACCTCTTTCTCGCTGCCATCAAATCCTCTGGACTTCAGTTCATAGACGAGCTGCTGACGCTGATACTCTGTAATTCGCTGTTTGTAGTCTTTACGCCGTTTCGGTTTAACCAGGCGCAATCTTGCTGCCAGTTCCCGGCGCTCTTTTTTGCTCATACTGTGCAGGTAATCGTGCAATTCCTTGTCATCCATGCAGGTAATGTCCGTTCTGGTATCCCCATCTGCTGATTCATCTTTCTCATGTTGGTTCAAATTTTCAGCAAGGGGACAGTTATTGCCACGAGTCCAAGGGGCGCAAGCGCCCTGGTCGGCTGCCGCCTCCTGAACATCAACGGCCTTACGAACCATTTTCCACTTCACGGCATGAGTGCAGATCTTGCCCTCTGCAATAGGTGACCAGATGCCATAAATACGAATGCCGTGATCGCCATAGGCGGTCGGCTCTTCGTTGATTTCATAAGCGGTTCTGATGAGGTGATATTTGCGGGGAACCAGTACGCCGCCCTGCTTCATGATGTAGGTGGCAAAACAACCAGCATCAGCAGCAGCCAGGATGGCATCAAGGCGCGGGTTATCCAGTACCGGCGCACCTGCTTTTTTGTCCCCCTGTTGCCTTGCCGCCTGACCAGCCAGCAATCGCAGTTCACGGTAAGCCTGACGCCCCGGAATGCCAAAGAAGCGGAATTGCTGAACACGATGCAGAGACGCCCAGGCATTAACGTATTCAGCATTATCACGCAGGGATTTCCCCGTTTCCTTGCTGATCTCGCCAGCCAGACCACGCCCGTCAATGTTCTTACTGATGTATTTCGCGATGTAGCTTGTTGGCGTACCTTTGCGCGGGTTAATCAACTCAGACTTAAAGCGCGGCCCAGTGTTATTGCCCAGTTCCTCGCGGTCTTCACGGATGGCAAACTTACGCAGTAATGCAGTGATGGCGCGGCGGTCTTTTTTGCGCATAAAACACAACAGGTGCCAGTGAACTGTACCGTCATGATGCGGCTCAGCCACCCGCACGCCATACCACCGCAATCCGGCTTTGTGCATCGCCTTACGAAATGCAGCAAACATGCCGACCAGATAATCACTGCTTTGTCTTACCGTCGCATTTGTCCAAGTTGGGTTGGGCCTGCCATTATTTAGCGTGGAATGGAAACGTGACGGACAGGTGATGGTGTAGAAAACGGCGCAGTCACCGCGCATTTCCGCGATAAGCTCCAGGCCTTTAACACAGGCCATCATCTCATTGCGGCGATGCGCAGGGTTGCTGCTGCTGGCGTTTACCACATCCTCCATGTCCAGCGTGTCGCCGTCTTCGTTCACCAGTTCATGAGAACGAAAAAACTCCAGCGACTTACGGCGCTGCTCACGTTTATGCATCACGGCTTCATAGCTGACATAAGGAGATGCTTTTTTGCTAACCAGGCAGACAGCGCGCAACTGCTCTTCCCGCCATTCGCAACGCATCTTCCATAATTTCCGATACCACCAGTCGGCGCACAACATACGCGCCAGCGAACCCGGAATGAGTTCATAGGGCACGGGTTTACGGCGGTTTCTTTTCCGGCGGAGTTGCTCAAACGCAGGAGGAATGACATCCAGACGCAGGGTTTCCGCCGCCACCCTTTCCCATGTCTTGCGGATTTCTTCTGGCTTAACGTCATCGGTGGCATACAAATCGCCACAAGCTGCATCAAGACACATGCTCATATGCGCAGCAACAAGGGTGGACAGGCGTTTCACCTGATCCTGACTCATTTCAGGCAGGATCAGCAGGCCGTCCAGCCCTTCATGGCTTGCCATAAAGCGAAAAGAAGTGGATAGCTGACTCTCGCGTACATGCTCTAGTCGTTCCAGACATTGCTTAATCGTCTCACGTAAATAGCGGGAATAAGCCTTTGGCCTGCCCAGGCTGCTGAAATATTCAATACGTTGCATCAGCGGCTTGCTGATATGGGAAGGCTGGGCGTTGACGTCAGTCAGAATGACCATGTCTGGATTAAAACGCTGCTGCTCATGCGCCATCTTTGCCCGGCTAATGAGCTTATCCTGCTCCATTTCGCGTTGGACAGGATCACGGGATTCATTAAAGAAATAACGCTCCCAGACCTGATCACTCAGTGCCTCGCGGCGCAGTTGTTCCTGCTCGTTATCGGTAGCGTACAGAGTGATCAGGTTTGAAAGCGCAGAAACCGGCGCAACTTCCGCCGGGTCCAGATAAGGGTTAATGGCCTTTTTCGGGCTGTTCCATGAGAATGCTGCGGCGACCTCGTTAAAGCCGCTGCAGTTGTTCATATCAGCATGGCTCATGCACGCACTCCGTACACGGCAGAACTATCCACGCTACGCGAAGGATCAAATCCCACCCAGCAGCGCGGCCCGGAAACAGCGATGATTTCTGTTGCAGATTTACTCTCACCAGCTGCTACACCGATGCTGCGTTTTGCTTTGATGTAGTGGTGAGTAAAATTGCGATACAGCGAACGGATCAGGGATGTATCACTGTTAGAAACAATGACCGGATGTCCTTCTGATGACCGATGTTCAAGAACGGATGCCAGGTGATACTGGTCATCTTCAGTGAAGCCGTCAGTGTGATAGCCGGAAAACGTACCGTCATAAGGCGGATCACAATACACCACATCCCCCACCTGCAGCATCGCCAGCGTTTCATCAAAGCTGGCGCAGATAAACGTTGCTCGCTGGGCTTTCTCTGCAAATGCGCGAATTTCTTTTTCAGGGAAATACGGATTTTTATAATTACCGTATGGAATGTTGAAATGCCCGCTCTTGTTATAACGACATAACCCACGGTAACCGTGACGATTGAGATACAGGAAATATACCGCTTTCATGAAATCAGTAATTTCAGTTGAGTAATTAAACTCCTGTCTTATGTTGTAATAAGTCACCTCCCTGTTTGCGTCCTCAAATAAAGCTCTGGCACGAGATATAAACACCTCACAATCAGCGGCAACCTTTTTATAGAGGTTGATTAAATCAGGATTAATATCCGCAACCAGATAGCAGGGATAATCCGTCTCCATCATCACAGCACAGGAACCCGCGAAAGGTTCAACCAGTCGCGGGCCAGCAGGAAGGTGTTTTTTCAGTTCGGACATAATGGCGGTTTTATTTCCCGCCCATTTCAGGATGGTGCTCATACAGCACCTCCGTTGTAATGTTTGCCTTTCAGCTCTGCAATTTCCTGGCAGGTAATGCAAAGCTGCACACCCGGAATGGCACGGCGGCGTGCTGGCGGAATTGGCGCTTCACACTCAATGCAAAGCACGCGAGACACGCCCGGTGTTTTGGCACGGGCAGCACGGATATGGCGCTGGCGTTCTTCTTCAACGCGCTGCTGTACGAGATCCATTGCATCAGCCATTAGTGGATCTCCTGCGCTTCGTTCTGGATTGCTTCAGCAGTCACACGCAGCAGTTCTGCCGCTTCCACGTGGTTTAGCTGACGGGATGAGATATGACACGCCAGGCTATCAAGGCGAGCTGCCATTGCTTCAGCCCTTGCCCGGCGTTCTTCCAGACGAGCCTCTGTCAGTAAAATATTAAGCCCTGCATCATCCGGTCCGGTTTTAGTCGTGAGGATTTCAATATTACGCATAATCAATTCTCCTGAATTTAGATAAAGGGATGCTCGGCGGGTTTACGCCATTAATTTCATTAGTTGGTTAATTCGGCATGGTTAGCCGTCTGGGAAATAAGCTCACCACTGCACGAAAATGATTCATTGCTTTAATCAACTCCCGCTTTTCGTCAGTGGTCAGCTCATTGATGCTGATGCTATGACGTTCAGCCGGAATTTTTGCCATAAAGAATATGGCTGCCAGTGCTCGTTTATTTTGTTCGTTATTGATATCCCGTGGATCACGCATATCTTTAATAAACCGCTCAAGCTCTGACTCAATATTCAGGCCAAAAACTTTTGCCCTTAATTCCGCTATGTGATTAAGTCCATTCAGGCGTTCACCGGGGCTTAATGGAACAGTCGCCGCAGCGCCTTCAATAGCCATTTGTTCCCCCGTTTTTTCGTAGATAGTTCTGCCAGCAATTCATCTTGTGAACGGCACGGATGCCAGCGTTTTCCATCCTCACCCATGATCCAGCCGTGACCGTAGTGCATTGCCGGGCTTTGCTTTACCAGCAGCGATGCAAATGATGGTTCTTTCGTCAGCATAAGCACCTCACAGCAAACCGAATGAAGCACCGAGGCCAGTCACGGTATCAACTGCACTCGCCATCGCAGGGTTAGCCTGTAAACGGGCCTGCAATGAAACAGCAGCCAACGCCATCAGTCGTGTTACAGAGTTAATGCTGCTGATAGCATCACGACGACCTGCACTGGTTTTTACATCGCCAGATACCGCACCTGCAGCAACACGCCCGATCTCTGCGGTTGCACTCATGACGTAATGTGGCAGTTTCTCTTTTGCCACCTCATTAATCGGTACGCATGGCAGGCAGTGAATCTGAGCCAGAAAACCATCTACCAGCGTTGAATCTTCAGTCAGATCGGTAAGCAGCCAGATTTCTGGTGCGGTTAATAAATGAGGTTGAGCTGGGTTCAACTTGTTCCGCAGAATCTGCACATTCATGCCAGCACGTTCTGCCAGTTGCACCAGGTTGTGGCGCAATGCGAATGCACGACAGGCTTCATCAAAATGTGGATGTTTGGAAACTTGGTAATCAAACATGGTCAATGCCTCTGATGTATTTCAGAATCGAACTAATTAAGGTTTAGATTGCATTCTGAAAGCGCATCAACGGTCATTGCTGCTATGTTGATCATCACTTTTTCGCGTTTTTTATCTTTGCGCAGACGATGACGGATAAGGCGTCCATCAGCCAACATGTCATTGATGGTATCGATGGATAGCCCTGTCAGCTCGCTATAGCGTTCAATAGTCACATGAGGCGTGGTAAGAGTGATTGAAATGTTAGGTCTCATGATGCAACATTCCTCGTTTAATGATGATTAATCAGGACGAATACGGATCGTTTGTATTTTGTGAACACCATAAACATACGATCGCACAGTGAAATCGTCAAGATAAAAGTTCACTTGGAGTGACCATGAATTTGGAGAAAGGCGGACGAGGCGCTATAGAGCGCATGGTAGAAGCTTATGGATTCAAGACTCGACAGGCGTTGTGCGATCATTTAGGAATCTCTAAAAGTACACTCGCCACACGCTACATGCGTGACTCATTCCCAGCAGAATGGGTAATCCAGTGCGCCCTTGAAACAGGCACCTCGCTTAATTGGCTCACAACCGGGCATGGTTCAAAGCAAACTTCAGGTAATACAAATACTATGGAAGTTGCTAAATATGTATTATCTGATGGGGCCTTGTGTGAAGACGGTTTTTATATTTTCGATAGAGAATTTCTACCGTCGGCATTCAAGAATCTTTTTGTAATCACAGATAATAATTCTGAATTTATTTGTGATAAGGAATTTGATGATATACGTGATGGTAAATGGGTAATAAGTATTGATGGCGAAATAACGATCCGTGACATTACTCGTTTACCCGGTGGAAGAATCTTCGTCGAGGGTGGAAACAGAGCCTTCGAGTGCAAGATAGAAGATGTTGAAATAATTGGGAAAATTATAAGTTTAACAATTAAGTACGTTAGGTAATACCGGGAGGAAACTATGCTTGGTAAGGTATTTTTTGTGGTTTTATCATGCTCTTTGTTATTAAACCCACTAACTACCTATGCTAAAAATTATCCTTGTTCTGGGAAAAAGGGAGGTGTCTCTCACTGTACCTCCGATGGAAAGTTCGTTTGCAATGATGGAACTATTAGTAAATCAAAAAAAATCTGTACTAAAAACTCGCGATAAATTTTGCTTTTATATCTGCGCCTAATATAACAATGAGCCGCAGGCTAACCGCAAAAGTCACATACTCACATAGCAAAAAATAGCTAACTTCATTATGGCTTCAGTGAGATGTATGGTCGCAGGATTTCATACATTGACACTGGTTATACATACAGTAAAAATGCTCTCTACTGGAGGGCATTTTTTATGGCAGTACGAAAACTCACCACAGGAAAATGGCTTTGCGAATGTTACCCCGCCGGACGTAGTGGACGTCGTGTGCGTAAACAATTCGCCACCAAAGGCGAAGCTCTGGCTTTTGAGCGTCACACGATGGAAGAAACCGAAGCAAAGCCCTGGCTGGGCGAATCAGTGGATCGTCGGACATTGAAAGACGTGATTGAGCTATGGTTCAAACTACATGGTAAATCTCTGACAGCTGGGCAGCATGTCTATGACAAACTGCTGTTGATGGTTGACGCTCTGGGCAATCCCCTTGCAACTGATCTAACCTCTAAAATGTTTGCCCACTATCGAGATAAACGCCTGACAGGTGAGATCTACTTCAGCGAGAAATGGAAGAAAGGAGCAAGCCCGGTCACCATTAACCTGGAGCAAAGCTATCTAAGTAGTGTTTTTAGCGAACTATCCCGCCTGGGCGAATGGTCGTATCCGAACCCACTGGAGAACATGCGAAAATTCACCATCGCAGAAAAAGAGATGGCATGGCTTACCCATGAGCAGATTGTTGAACTGCTGGCTGATTGCAAACGTCAGGACCCAATTCTGGCACTGGTAGTCAAGATATGCCTAAGCACAGGCGCACGCTGGCGAGAAGCAATAAATCTTACCCGCTCGCAAGTGACCAAATACCGAATTACCTTTGTAAGAACGAAGGGGAAGAAAAACAGAAGCATCCCTATCAGTAAAGAGCTTTACGAAGAGATCATGGCGCTTGATGGGTTCAATTTCTTTACAGACTGCTATTTTCAATTTTTATCCGTGATGGAAAAAACGTCTATCGTGCTCCCTCGCGGTCAACTGACACACGTTCTGCGCCATACGTTTGCGGCGCACTTCATGATGTCGGGTGGAAATATCCTTGCTTTGCAAAAAATCCTCGGACATCACGATATAAAAATGACTATGCGCTATGCCCATTTAGCACCCGATCATCTTGAGACGGCTCTGAGATTCAACCCCCTCGCAACGCTAGAAGTGTGA